TGATTGACGCAACGACAGCGGCTACGCAAGCAACAGTCCCGACCATCGCACTCCCCGGCACAAGCAACACAGGCTCAGCCACGGCCACTCTCGCGCTCAAGCGCATCAGCGTCATGGTGAAAGTGTCAAACGAATTGCTTGAAGATTCTGCGGGTCAAGGCGATGCCAGCGTTGAAAGTTGGATTGTTCGTCAAGCGGCGCAAGACATCGGCAAGGAAATCAATCGCCAAATCTTGCTTGGCAATGCGACTGATTCAGTCACTGCGGGTACAGGCACGACCGCTGGCTCCGACTCTTGCCACGGATTGGCGAGCACGCTGAAGCGATACAGCACACGCAGTATGACGACGACGACATTGATTGGATCTACTAACGGAAATTTCACATCCGCTAGTGGTCTCGGACTTGTTTCACTGATGAGCCTGAACAGTATGGATTTCATGCAGGCGGCATATTGGAACCGATGCTCTTTTATTTTAAATTCTCAAATAAATAGAAATTTTCTTGCAAACACAATGACTATAGCGTCGTGGTCAAATCCGATGTTCATCACGGAATCCAAATTGTTTGCACGACCACTGATTTGGGCAGAATTATGTGGGGCATCTCGAGTAGGTCTTACTCCCGACACTGGCGAATTTATCGCAATCCTCTGCGATCTCTCCCGCTACACATTCTTCTCAACAACGGAAGGCGCACAAGTCACTCGCTTGGTCGAGACCTTTGGCGAAACAAATCAAACAGCGTTCGTCGTAAGCATGCGATGCGCTGGCGTTCTCACAGACATCAATGCCGCATACGGCGTGTATCGCGGTTAACGAATTATTTCACAGACATTCACCGTCGAGCGTGCGTGTCTGTTGCCCCAGCGTTGGGGTGATCGACTCTCGCTCGACACAACAAGAAGGATTTTTACTATGACAAACGATAGTGGATACAAGGCACTAGTAGAGAAAATGGGCGCAGTGTACGCAGAAATGAAGAAGATGTGCGACGACGCAAATGACAGCGGCGAAGGCATGTCCGACGCTCTCGAAGCGAAGTACAGCGCGTTGAAGATGCAATACGCATCACTCACAGCGCAACGACAACGCAGCGATGAACTGATGAACATTGGCGCGGGCTTTAAAGCCGACGCTCCCGAGGCTGCGAAACAAGTTCGACATTTGCCTAGTGCTGAGAATGCATCTAGCAAGTTTGGTCGCAACACCGACACCGACGAATATCGAAACGCTTGGGGTTCTTACATCCGTTCAGGTGAATACACCAACCCGCTAGAGATCCGCGCAATCAGCGAGGCAAGCGGAGGAACGGTGTTGCCACCACTCGAGTTCCACAATGCGATCACCACTCGTCTCAAGACGATGACCGCAATCCGACAGATTGCCAAGGTAATCACCATCGGCAGTTATGCGCGTGAGTTTGCCGTGGATAACGCGGCAGGCAGTGCGACTTTTGCAGCGGAAGGAAACACAATCACGGAGACTGGTCAAACTTTTGACAAGATCACATTGACACCTAAAAAGTTGACCGCTCTCTTGAAGGTCTCGAATGAACTCGTCGAAGATGCTCCAGCGCGTGGCGCAGGATTTAGCATTGAGGCGATTCTCACCGAGTCTTTCGCTCGTCTGTTTGCTCAAGCGGAAGAAGCCGCGTTTGTTGGACCAACAGTCGCAACCAACGGTCCTGCAAATACTTTGTTGGGTACAGGCTCGGCGGCTACTACGATTGCCACTGGCAAGACGACTGCGTCAAACAGTGCAATCACAGCCGCTGAAGTGATCGATTGGGTTTACTCACTGCCTCGTCAGTACCGCACGAATGCCAGCATCTTGGTCAACGATGCGACTCTTGGCAAGTTGCGTCAACTTGGCTCACTTGCTGGCACTGTGAATTACTTCTGGCAAAACTCAGGCGCACTTGGTGAGCCTGATCGATTGATGGGTATTCCTGTTTACGCATCAGCCGCAATGCCGGTCAGTGCGACAACTGCAAAGATCGGCGTGATCGGCGACTTCGGAAATTATTCCGTGCTCGCAGAACGCGGTTCATACAGCATGCGCGTCTTGAAAGAATTGTTTGCCTCATCGGGACAAGTTGGATATTTGGCCACGAATCGTGTGGATTTCTCCATCACGCTCAAAGACGCGTTCAGCGTTCTTACTTGCGCAGTCTGATTACTGAACTAAATTGAATCAACCCTCGGCTCGCAGAAATGCGTGCCGAGGATTTATGCCGAATGTGAAGATGATCCAAGGAGTCGTGACAGCGACTGGCGCACACGCGCCGGGCGAAGTTGTCGCCGTCGACGAGCGCACAGCGATCGAGTGGCTTGCACTCGGTCTCGCCGAGCGTGCCGACTCCGACGATATGCAGTGCTGTTCGCGGGCCGTGCCATGCAAGGCAGTAAAGAAGGGAGCGACACCGCGATGAGAGTCAACACCACGATCACGACCGCTCCGAGTTTCGAGCCAGTGTCGACTGCGCAGGTCAAGGCGCATCTGCGCATATTCCACTCGCTCGATGACACCTATCTGGCTGCAAGCAGCGGCGGGTCGACCTCGATTATCACGACAGCCCGCATGATGATCGAAAATTATTGCGGCATCGCAATTCCAAATACGACATTCACATCGGTCTACAGCGCATTTCCGCAAAACACGCTAGTGCAAGGCTCGAGCGGCGAGGTCTACAACGGATCATCCTACGAGATCGCACTGCCGCGCTCGCCGCTGGTCAGCGTGACGAGCGTGCAGTATGTCGACACGGCTGGCAACACGCAGACCTTGTCAGCGTCGACCGACTACACCGTGAAGTCCTACAACGGCATTGGACGCATCCAATTACTCGACGGCAAATCATGGCCGTCACTCATCAGCGGCGGCGCAGGCGTGGTCACAGTTGTCTATGTGGCTGGTCACGGCTCCAGCGCAACTGCGATACCTATCGCGCTCAAGCACGCAATCTTGATGCAGTGCTCGACGCTGTATGACTATCGATCCACACTTGCACCGGGTCAACAGTACGAAGTGCCCGGCACGGTCAAGGCTTTGATCGCCCAATACAAGTCGGGTGAGTACCAATGAACAGCGGACTCATGCGGACTCCGCTTGTGATCAAGACCCGCACGCAAACGCTGAATACATACGGCACGCCGACCTACACATTCACGACTGGCGACACCATCTTCGGGCAGATCAAGGATTGCACCGCCGACGAAAAAACCAACCACATGAAACTTGATCAGTTGGTCACCCACAAGATCACGACCAACTTTTATCCAGGCATCAACCACTACGACCGATTCACAGCCAGCATCAGCCGCGATGCCAACAACGCATCCAAGACCGCCACATTCGAGATCATCTCAATCGTCGACTACCGCCAAGAAGGTCACACGCTCGAGATGACTTGCAGGGAGGTTCAGTAATGACCCGCAAGCATGTCGACGGTTTTAAGCAGTTTGAAAATACGATGCACAAACTGAGCGTCGACGATCTATTCGCAATTCTTTCCAAGGCTGAAAAGAAGGCAATGGAGCCGATGCGAATCACGGCTGCTCGCCTTTTCGCAACTAAGCGCGGCGCGTGGGACGGAAAGCAAACAGAAGCGCAAGCGTCTTGGCGTTGGGCGGGTGGATACACGAGCGGCTGGACTGGCAAGCAAGTCAAGGGCAAGCGAAATGTGTCGCATCCGCAAGGCGAGAGCCGCACGAATATCGCCGCCAACATTCTCAAAAACAGGATCAAGCCGAAAGTGATCAACAATGGTCTGTCGGTGTGGGCACGCATCTTCGGGTCAACTCAAAATTCCTGGCTCATCGAGTTCGGCCGTTACAAAGACCCCGCTCGGGCGTTCACAGGTTGGCAGATTTTCAAACAAGTATTCGATCAACTCTCGTTCAGCGTTGAACTGACGCTCCGCGAAGAAGTCAAAAACGGTTTGAAAAGATGGGGCAATCAAATTGAGAGCAGGCTTAAGAACCCATGAGATTCGTCGAAGCCATCCACAAGATTTTGCAACAGGCTCCGACAGTCATTGGCTTTGTCGGCGCGGGAAATATCTTTCAATCACTCGCGCCTCCAACCACCTCTTTTCCATTCATCGTCGTCGGTGCGCAAAGCGACGACGCTGTCTCTCCGACACTCACGAGCAAGGACACATTGCGCAGAGCGTCGGTTGTCGTCGACTGCGTCGGGACATCGCTAGTTGATGCGGCCCGCATTGCCGACCATGTGCGATACGACCTCGACAAAGCAAAGGGCAGCATCACTCTTGTGACGAGTGCCACGATGGTCATTCAATCCGTAATCATCACCAACGACTCCATGACATTCGATCTCGGATCGGATGGCGGCGAGAACGCTGGTGTCTTTGTCTGTTCAGTCAATATCAAAATTTATTATGTCGCCACTACGCCAGTCCCGGTCAGCCTGACTACTGGTCTTTAATCTTCACCCCCAACAAAAGGAATCACTCACATGGCAGCAACAATTTCATACAGCACAACAATCAAAATCGGAGCGGTTGGCACAGCCGACGCATACTCAAGTCCAACAGCCAACGCCGCAATCGGCGAAGTGACATCACTGTCATTTGACGGCGTTGCGCAATCATCGTTGGATTGCACATCGATCAGCGATGCCGTGAAGCGGTACAAGGCTGGAATTTTGGATGCAGGCTCAATCGCAATCGAACTGAATCTCGACTACGACGATGCGCAACAAGTTGCAATTGCAACTGCTGCGACTGATCGTGCCTTGCGTTCATATTTGATCTCGTTCGGCGCGGCATCGACTGGCGGCATGACCGTCAGCGGCGTCGGCGTTGTGACCGGGTTCAGCGTCAAGGCTGCGACCGACGCTGTTCTGACGATCTCGTTCAGCATCAAATGTTCGGCTGCTTTCACACTTGCCGCAATCTAATCAGGAGCCATCATGTCAATCCGCGACCAACTGCTTGCACTCAAAATACCGACTGCCACTGTCAAGGTTGCTGGTATCGACGGACTCGTTTCGCTTCGAGGTCTCTCGGCCTCGGAACGGGATTTATGGGAGCAAGCCGTGTATAGCGAGCGTGACATCAAGAAGGGCGTGAAGAACATCCGCGCCAGTCTCGTCGTGAGGTGTTTAACCGACGAGGCTGGCGTGCGATTGTTCACGGATGCGGAGATTGCGGAAGTGGGCGCAATGCCTGCGAGCGTGATCGACAAGTTGTATGAGCATTGCCAACGCCTGTCGGGTCTTGGCGCAAAGGACGCAGAGGAACTCGAAAAAAACTAAGAAGCCGCCCGCTGCGATTGTTCATGTTCATGCTGGCGGCTGAGTTGAAAATGACCGTTGCAGAATTAGGAGATCGAATGTCATCACGAGAACTCCAAGAATGGATTGCATATCAGAGCATCGTGGGATGCCTCGACTCACGCCAGCGCGGTGACCTCGGCGCGGGCATTGTTGCGTCGACTGTCGCCAACGCAAATCGGTCGTCACGCTCATCAAAGTCGTTCAGCCCGCAAGACTTCATGCCATATGTCGAAGTTAAAAAACAAACGCCAGAGCGTGCCCTCCAAAAACTAAAGCAACAGATGGGAATTAAGTAATGGCCACAGTCGGATCATTCGTAGTCAACACCTACATGAACAACGAAAACTTCATGGCTGGCGTTAAAGCGTCGCAGTCGGCTGCCAAGAAGATGGAGACTGGCATCGGCTCGAGCATAGACAAAATCAATCAGAAGCAACTAGGAAATTTTGGGAAAAGTTTGTTGAAGGGCGCGGGCGTGATTTCACTTGTTGAAGCAGGCGCTGCTCTAGCCACAACTTTTGTCAAAGGTTTTGCGGATGGTTCACTCAAAACATTTCCCGATGTTATGAAGAAATTTCAAGAAACTTTTGAAACAGCGATCAAGAATGTTCCTGTTGCTGGCGCATTTTTTGAATTGGGCAGAGCGATACAGGGACTTTTCAACAACGCCGACAGTGGGTTGATTGAATGGGCAAAAACAGAAGATGCCATCAATAAGAAAATTCTAGATGATGTGAACGCCATCGCAAAGGCAAAGAAGGATCTCAACGACATCGTCTTTAAACAGGTTCAAACCGACATAAACAACGATCCAAGCAGATCAAAAGCCGCCAAGGATCAAGCGGAATATCAACAGAAAATTGTCGCCAGTCAAAAGGTAAGAGAGGATGCTGAAAGAAAAAAAGAATTGGACATGGGTAATAATTTTGACGAAGGAAAAGCGGCGCGAAGGCAGATTGCGGATCAACAAGAATTGAACAAGTTGATGGATGAATATCAAAAACGCCGCGCTAACAATATAGCGGAGCAAGAAAAGATCGACGCTGGAGCAAACGCAAAAGACATCATCGACAACATCAAGAAAAGAGGATCGGCAGAACTTGCTATTGGCCACGAAAAGGAAAGATTCCTGCAAGACATGGAGAACGAACTCCAGTTAGCGGTGTCTCTCGGTGCTATTACCAAGGATCAAATGGACGAGGCGTTGAAATACTACGCCTATGTTGAAGGTGTTACGGCGGCAAGACTCGCGCAAGAAAAGAAAATCAGCGATGAATTGGCAGTTCAAAAAAATCTGAATGACATGATCGCCGAAAGCGACGAAGATCAACTAAGGGCGCAAGAAGATTTCGATAAAACCAAAGCAGGCTTAGAAGAACAAGCCGCCAATCTCTCCTCAACGACTGGAGTCAGTTCCGCAATCGGAGATGTGAAGGTCGCAGGCGCGGCTGACTTCTCAATTGAAAAGCAGTTGAGCCTGGCTCAAGAAGCATTGCAGGCTGCAAATGATTCTGTCGAGTTACTGCGAATCATTGCCGACCAAGCCAAGACCGCAGGAGCCACAACATGACCATCGTTCTATCTTGGACTCAAGTCTCGCGGTCTGCGACATTTGATAAGGGCAAATGGTCAGGCTCGCATTCATTTATTGTCTACGACACCACCGGGCAATCGATCAATGTTGCCGACATCGCCAACGATGCGCCGACATATCAAGTGTTTGGTGCTGGCAGCGAATCAGTGGCCGCGCCGTACATGGCGTTCGTCTCGCAAACTTTAAAGCCTGTGACGGACGCAGGCGACAAGCAGTGGACTGTCGATATGAATTTTGAATCGACAATGGGCGACGGCGCAACGCCAGCGGTGGCAGATCAGAAATCCGAGAACCGTGTGGGATTCACTAGCATCGAAACCTCGATCTCGGAGCAGACTGTCGATATTTGGCGCACTGGCTCAACAGTTCCGTCGGGCGGAGTGCAGGACGATGTTGACATTGCGGGCACAAAGGCTGATTCCGCAGGAGAGCCAGTATCGTTCTTGCTTCCAATCTGCACGGTTTCAATCCGAAATGTGATAAATGGCAGACCGCAATACGCGACGATCATGGCGATCGCAGGCAAGCGCAATAGCGCGGCGTTTGTTTTTGGCGCAACTGGCAACACATTTTCTTGCGCCGCTGGCACTCTCGTATTCACAGGCGCAAACACGAGTCGCATTGGCCCGAATCAATATGAGATCAGTTACTCATTCAACTATGACCCCACGCTTTATCACATGCGTCAGATCGCAATGCGGGATCTGCATGGCGTGATCACGAGTCGACCAACTCCGACATCGCCAGTCAGCGCAACAAATAAAGAAACGGCGACAACAGTTTGGTGGCGACAGCCGTTCCCCGATACGACAGCATTTACTGCGCTTGGCATCGTGAGCACCTAATGAACATCAAGCCCAATATCACAGGCAAATTTGGGCCGTTGACTTCGCGCGGATTCAACGCAATGGCCAAGAAGGTCAACGAGCAATCCTCGATCGACACCCGAGGCAACAGGGACGCACGACCGAGCGTGTTCATTGCAAGGATTATGAATTACGACATTGTTATCGCTAATCGCAGATGGCGATACGAATGGTCTGCGGCGTGGCTCAATGCCTCAAATGTATTCGAGGCGATTAGCGGCTCAAATTTGTCGTATATGACGCAAGGCGGTATCTACGCATACAACACGGTCGAGGCGTTGCAACAGACTAGCGGGGCAAAGGACGGCCCGGGCATCACGCACGCAAACATCCCGACAGGGTTTGCATTGCAGCCAATTGCCATCGGAACTTGTGTGCAGATGCTGATGAGCCGATCTGCCGATTCTAAAATGACTTTTACATTCTGCGTCTCCAACGCAATCGACGGAGCGTGCTCATAATGGCTCCAGTAAAACAGCAAAAAAACTTGACACCGTTGCAGACGACTGTGCTCGTTGGGCAACTCATCAGCATCCTGATCGCCTTGGGTCTTTATGTTTCGTCGCTCGGAGAGAAGAATGCGGTGTTGACACGGATCGCAGAGGACACGAAGTCGCTGACGGTGACAGCATCAGAACTAACTAAGGCCGTGATACGCGGCCAAGCAATAGATGAAAAGCACACTGAAGCGATTGCCGCGTTGGCATTGCGCATAGATAAGTTGATTACCAAATAATGGAGGACAGATCATGGATGCACTACTTGGAACTTTGTGGTGGACTGCTTTGTGCGTGGTTGGCGGTTGGTTGGTTGGCTCGATCTTCGGTTTCAACGAAATCAAAGCATGGTTTACAAAGCGATAATTCTCGCCGTGCTCACAGCGGGCTGTTCAGCGACGAAGGAGATCGCCTCCAGCGCAAGCATCGCCGCAAGTAGCGCACACTCGATCTCTGAGCGGAGTGCGTTCATCATTACGCACTCCGCTCAACCCGAGATTGTCGCCGCAGCCGTCACTATTAAAGCCGACGCGGAGATCATCTTGAACGAAACACGCCAAATTTCCATAGCCGTCTCGGGCGTGAAAGACATCGTGCCATTTTGGATGACGCTGATCCAGTGGGGTCTAGGAGCCGTCGTGGCGGTCGCGCTGGTGGCGTTGCTATGGCAGACAGGACTCGGAACGCTCATTCGCGTCGCCATCGGTTGGATCCCGCGGCGCGTGCAGAACGAAGCAGACCTAGCCGGCAAGATGCTGAGTGACGACCCCGCAACGGCGCGAGAATTTGTGGCGGCAAAGCGAGCGAGCGATCCACTTTTCGCGGCGGCGTGGGGAAGGTCGACCAAATGAGTTTGATGCCTGCGGCGGGATGTTGCTGTTGTGCAACTCCTATTTGTAATTGTTTGCCCTCTAGTTATCAAATGACTTTTCAAACTTTTACAGTAAATCTAGTCATAAATGGAAATCCTTTAACTTATACAGTGCCTGCTCAAACTGTTACTGCATATAAATGCTGTTTCACTTACGACTCAGGCGATGGATATGGGGTTCAAAATAGAATTGTATATCGCCCATCTTTAATCAATATAGGCACATATTACCCATCTAGACCACTTTATTTTGCCATATATTTTGGAGTAAATTTAATAGAAACATTATATCGGCCTTGCGTGGTTGAAATGCAATTTGCAATAATTTCACCTAACTACCATACCAATACTTCTACATTTTGCTTTAACACTCCATCTGTTATAAATGCAAATACAGCATGTCATTTTGTTGGGACAAATGAAACTTGTTATGACATTAGCGGAAATTTGTTTTCCAATACATTTATTCAACTTACTATAAATAGTTATTTTGATGATTGCGCCTGTCCTACATATGATGCAAATGATGCTTGTTGTACATATAATGCTTATAACATTCATGATTTTAACGGAGATTACGGTTTTACTCAAGATAACCAATGTAATTTAATAAATGTCAATAAGGGGCGTAACCCGCCAGGGTATGTATCATATTTTTATCTGAATAGGACTGTTTCCGTTGCTTTTGTTTTATCATGATCTCCTGCGACCACTGGAGTCAGTGCGGAATAAACGGCGGCGGCTGTTGCGCGGCTGGTCACTACGGCGGCCAGCCATCATTAGGTGTTTGCGCGCAATGTCCGCACCGCCAAGTCAATGGCGCATTGATTGCACCATTATCAAAACTCGAACTCTCCCGCATCGCCGCAATAGCGGAAACAAAATCAAAGGCTTTGGCATACGCTGCCATTGAACTGACCCACGCCACGCAAGGCCCCGCAAGTGAAGCCGACGCGGCGGCGCGACTGGCAATCTGCATGGCGTGCGAACATCGGGCTGTGGAATACAAGGGCATGAAGGATGAGGGCGGCGTGGGCTGGTGCACAAAGTGCGGCTGCGGCAACAACCCGCGTGCGCTGCTCACCGTGAAGGTGACGCTGGCAGGGGTCGAGTGCCCGCTCGCCAAGTGGGGCAAAGTCGAAGGCACTGGCGCAACGGTCGCCAGCGCGGTGGACGCGGTGGCGGGCGTGGCGAAATCGATCATCCACAAGTTGAGTGGCGGGTAAACTTCTTAAATGTGGCGGCTAAAGCACGAATAAATTTCGACCGAATGGCGGGGAATGTTAAAGACTTTCCGCACTTTATTTCGTGTTTGTGGTTTGCTTGCCTACAATTCCCCCTTGATGCTGACACTCACCGACGAGGTTCTCGCTTGGGAAGTGTGGCTCGTTGATCAACAGGGCTACGACCGCCATCATTCTAAGAATGCGGGGCGATGGGCGCGGCGGTGGGTCGAGCACGCTGGCGACAATCTCACACCCGCAAGTTGCGTGTCATGGTTGAGTGCGATGAGCATGAGCCGCAAACTTTCACCGCAGACAATTAGGAATCGGATGTCTATTTGCCGTCAGTTCGCGGGTTGGCTCGTCGTTCAAGGCAGGCTCAACATCAATCCGTGGGTGTCGATCCCTGCCCCGCGTGGACGCGCTGGCGTAGGCGCAGACGCATTGACGCAGGACGAGGTCAATAGGTTGATCGTCGCCGCCGAGCGTGCGGCGCGGCATCCTGACGGCCGTATTCGAAACAACGCCAACGCTCGAGCCGTGCTGTACAGACTGCTCAACGGCACTGGCATGCGTTGGGGTGAGTGGCGTTTTCAGCGGTGGGATGACATCGATCTCGAGCGTGCAGAAATCAAGGTCACAAAAGATAAGAGTCGACGGCGCGACACACTCCCAATATCGGCAAGCGTGGTAGCGACGCTGCGGGAGTGGCGACACTTATCGCGACAAAGTGTCGGGAGCGAGATGGTGTTCACCGATTACCCGACGCAGAAGGGGCTTGATCGTGACATGAAAAGTTGCGGCATCGAGGGCCGTGGCAAGTGGCACAGGATGCGCGTCGGGTTCATCACGAGCGCGTTCGAGTTGGGCGTGCCGGCTGACCTGATTCAGAAGTTGGTCAGGCACAAAAGCGTGGATCAAACGCACCGCTACTTGCGGCACAAGGATTCCACTCTGAAAGCAGGCATAGAAAAAATTTCACAAATCGGGAAAGATTCCACACTCCAAGCCCTTGACAAAGCAAAAGACCCATGTTCTGATACGCCCGTGTTCAAGCCCTCTACTAACAACAATGCAGTCGATGAGTGTCCTCGCGGGGGCTTCGGGCTTGAACACTTGAACCCTCGTGGGGACTCTCATCAACTGCAATCAGACGCAAATCGGGTTGGCGGGATTTGTAACGCAAGCCCGATTGACCGTCTGATCCACTCGATTGACCAACTGGTCAGTCAGATAAGGATGCAGAATGAGCAAGGATTCAACTTGGGGAGACAGGGCGGAAGATGTAATTCTGGCAATGGATCGGCTTCGCGGATTGGCCGCGAGGATCGAAGCGACAAAGCCAGCCGAGGCGAAGCAACTCCGACACGGAGCGATGGCGATTCAACTCGTGATCGCAAGCCGTCTAGGCGATGTGATCAGACTTCTTGATCCTGTCGCCGAGGCTGATCCGTCAAGCGTGATGACCGCATGCGAGCGGATATTGCAGGGCGACAGACCGACGGAGATCCCGCTGGTCTCGCTCGGGCAGGGCGACATGGTGCGCGAGATCCTCGAGCGCGACCTTGTAAGCGAAGTGCAGAAATCATCGCTGATGCAACGCGCCGTCTTGGCGTGGCGACAGATGCGAGGTGCAGCATGACAATGCACCTACGAAATTGCATCGTCGAAAGTTTGCCCGCGCAGGCGTATCACAGCGATGACGCTGTCGGGTCGTCACTCGGTCGCAAGTTGCAAAGCACAACACCGATGCACGCAAAGGAGATGATGGAAACTCCGATGTCATCTGCTGCGCTTGCAGTGGGTTCTGCTTTGCACGCGGCCATGCTCGAGCCTGAGAATGATCTAGCGCAGGCGGTCGTGAGTCCCGATGTTGACAAGCGCACGAAAGCAGGCAAGGAGGAGTACGCCACATTCGCCGCATTAAACGAGGGAAGGTGCATCATCACGCCAGATCAGGCGCAACAAGTCGACGGCATGATCGCCGCGTGCAATCGGGATTGGCGCATCAAGCATTGCCTAAGTTCTTGTAAGAAGCGTGAGGTCAGCGTGTTCGGCGAGATAGGCGGCTATCCCGCCAAGGCTCGGCTCGACGCATGGAACGGACATGGGATGGTGTGTGACCTCAAAAGTACACGCGACCTTGCCTGCGATTTTGAAAAGAGCATTGCCAACTTTGGCTATGGAATGCAAGCAGCCTGGTATCGGGCCGTCCTGAGATCCGCAATGGAATCGTCAGGTCGCATGTTGCCCGACGATTTCTCGTTCGTGTTTTTAGTTGTTGAGTCCGTGGCTCCATTTGGAACTGCGGTCTACCGAATGAGCGACGAAGTCATGGACTGCTACAGCGAGCGACTCCCCGAGTTGCAGAAACTGTGGTGGAAATGTGTCGCTGAGAACAAGTACCCGGGATGGCCGCAGGACGATGTCGTCGACATCGGGTTGCCAGCGTGGGCGATGAAGAAATTACAGGAGCAACTATGACACAGGAAATCGTAATCACAGATCAGCCGACGCCGCTTGCGCAGATGCAGAGGGCAAAGGCGATTGCGAAAGAGATTGCAGCGACAGTCTCACATCTGATTGTAAAAATATCACAGCGCGAGTACCCGACCGTGTCTTGGTGGCAATCCGTGGCGTGGGCCTTTAATTTTACTAGCACGGAACTAGAGGTCACAAAGCAAGAGACAGATGACGGATCTGTCGAGTACATGGCTGTCGTAGCCATCGTGCGCATTGACACAGGCGAGACGGTCAGCCGTGGCTCGGCGATTGCGTCGAGCGCGGAGCGTGCGCCGTGGGGTCGTGCCGCATTCTCGGTGCGGTCGATGGCCATCACTCGGGCTACAGGTCGTGCGTATCGGCACTCGCCTTGCGCAATCATTCCGCACTTGCTGAAGATTGAAGCGACACCCGCAGAGGAGATGCCGATTGAGGCCGTGGCGTTGCCTGCTACTCCGAATAGGAACGAGCACGGCTTTGCATTGCCAGCGGCGACGATTGCGAGCAGTGGGTCGAGCAGCGTGATGGCGATGTTAAAGCAGTCAGTGCTCGACGAGCAGATCGACGGTCTTGCCGGGCAAGTCAGCGATCTAGCAAGTCAGTTGGGTCACAAGATTTCAGCCGCGTCGGCGCGAGCCGCAGCGGAAAAGGGAAGCACCTCGCAAGAGGATGTTCGGGATCGACTTGTCGCAAAGGTTGCGACTGGTCACAGCAAAATTGCAGAAAAGAAAGCGAGTAAGAAATGATTGAATTAAAAAATGCAGCTACTTATTGGGATGACGGCAAATTTTTTATATGCGACTACACAATTAAAGGCGGTGAAACTCCTGAATTAAAGTCTTGTCGATTTACAGGAGGGGCGTGTTTTTCATCGTTTGAAATTGGTGATTCTAAAGATCAAGCAATGTGGATTTATATGGAAATAATTCATTGTGTTTTGGAAAAGAAAAACATAACTCAAGACATGATTTTAAATGAAATTTTAAAAGTTCCAGAGTTAATTTCATTTTGGAATCAAATGGGTGATGCACATTGGTCAAGCAGAAGTTTTAAAGGTTTTGAAACAATTAACAACTTACACAAAGAGGAAATTTAATGAAACTTATATGGGATGCACCGCAAGATTTAAAGACCGATCGCAAGTTTGAGGAGATCATTCTTCCCAAGGGCGTTTACACATTCAAGATCACAAAGGCAGAGTTCGCGCCTGATCAGTACAAGAAGAGCGAGTTCAACAAGGATGGCATGTCGCTGAAGTTGTGGCTTGATACTGAGTTCCAAGGCAACAACAAGCGCATCTTTGCGACCATCGGAGTCGACAAGCCGTGGGAAATCAACACGGTGGTCATCGCTTGCAACTTGCCCGCAGTCAAGAAGGGTGGCTCGCTCAACGAGCAAAGCCTGGTCGATGTCGAAATCATGGCATCGATTGAGCAGTACACAAGCAAGGTCGGCAAGGTCTCCAACATCGTCAAGGCGTATCTGCCTGCGCATCCTGCGGCCGTGACTAAGCATGCAGACCCAGTGCCTGCGGCAGATATGGATATACCGTTTTGACTTTTGTCGACTACTGCAACTGTGTAACTATTTTATGTGGTTTGTTGACCATATTTTTTTGTCTGCGAACTAGTCAGAAACTTAAATGAACCCCGGACGGCGGGCGGCGGTGATCCTCCACGGGTTCCGTCGCTCGCTTTTAATAAATGCAAGGACGCAACATGACTACGACACTCACACGGTCTAAGACCGCACTCAAAGTACATCCCGCCGCCGAGATCTTTCCGATGCTTAACGCAGAGGAGTTGGACGCGCTGGCACTCGACATCAAAGCCAACGGCTTGCAACAGCCCATAGTTATGTGGGAGGGGCTGTTGCTCGACGGCCGCAACCGATTGGCGGCGTGCGCGATCTGCGGCGTTGAGCCGTCGTTCAAACAGTACGAAGGCAACAGCCCGGTGACCTTTGTCATCAGTGCCAACATCAAGCGGCGGCAACTTGACGCAAGCCAGCGGGCGTGCGTGGCTGTTGAACTCGAGCCGATGTTTGCGGTGGAGGCGAAGAAGCGATACGACGAAACTGTTGGTAGACCGTCAAAACAATCTGAGGCAAATTTGCCTCAGATAAAACTCAAACGAGCCGATCAAGCCCGCGACCACGCCGCCGATGTTGTCAGCGTCAGTTCTCGCATGGTGTCTTTAGCCAAGGCGATCAAGGTCAAGAATCCCGAGGCGTTTGAGCGCATCAAGGCGGGCACGATCAAGGTGAGTGAAGTGCAACAAAAGATGAAGAAGGAGAAGCGAGTCGAGGCACTCAAGACGCGGCAGATTGAACTAGCGCAGTCAACACCAGTAAAGACAAAGGGAATTGACATTAGGAAATCAGATTGCTTGCAACTGATCTCGTCACTATCTGACGAGTCAGTTCACTTGTTGCTAACTGATCCACCGTATGCGGTGACGGAAAATGATTGGGATGTGTGGGCAAGCGAGGATGAGTATTGGCAATTTATGCGCAGTTGGTTGGGATTGTTGCGACCAAAGATGCGCCCCGACTTTACTGCATTTGTGTTCTGCGACGCAGACAAGACAACACAACTGCATCGGGTTCTTGTCGATACTGGTTGGCCAGTGTTGAGGCAGGCTATTTGGCACAGACCCAACTTGGCAAAGAAGCGCACCGGGAGCATGACATTCTTATCTTCCTATGAACCATTTTGGCATTGCGGAACAAGGCATCTCAATCTTCCTGAGGAATGGGGAGAGGAGCGATTCGATGTGCAAAAATATGTTGTTCCACAATCGACCCACAAAGATGATCAATCGTTCCACCCGACACAAAAGCCGCTTGGATTGATGCGCAGACTTGTTCAACTCGGGTCGTATGAATCCGAATTGGTTGTTGATCCATTTTGTGGCGCTGGCACTACAGCACTTGCCGCGTATGCCACAGATCGATTCTGTATCACAGGGGATACGAATGCTGACTATGTCGCTATTGCCAAGGGACGAATAGCGGAGCATAAAAATGAAAATTGAAATAGATCAATCTGATCCGCTTCCGTGCTTTACAAAAATTCTAAACAGCAACGATAAATTTAAATTTATATGGCCCTTAATTTCTCCATATTGTGGCGGTGGAAATATCGAAATGGTCGAGGGATCAAACGATTCATTTAAAAGGTTTTTGGATATGAGTTGTGGCATAGACGCATTTCAAGTCAGCCAAAACAAATCAATTAAAGGAATTGCGCATAGATCCCAAGAGTGTTGGGTTGAACCATTTAATACATGGACTATTCGGGAACTAACAAAAAACAAGAGCCAGCACACAGAATGGAAAAAGTTAATAGATGCGGACTCTGAGTCAATCAAACCGTATCTACATGTTCAGTCTTACTTTAATAAAAAGACTAAAGACTTTATATGTGCAGCTGGTATCCGTTCGTCTCAACTGATTGAAGTCATGCGCGACAATCAAGATTTATTTAAGCGTCACACAAATGACGAAGACGGCACGGTGTTTAGATCGTTGTCGTGGGATACAGCGCGGCAAAATGGCATTGAATTTACTTGGATAAATGGCGATGGAGATTTGGTCTAATGGAAACTGAAGTCATCAGCCACGCTTATCGCCTGCTGCCCTACATCTTCGACGCAAACGACATCATCGAGATTCGCACGCTTGGCGCAATGCGCGTGCAGAAGTGGACGACTCTCAAGGATGCGCCCGACCTCATCGCCGATCTAACGAAACTCGGCGGCAAGACGGACATGTACTTCGGAGCCAACCCGAGAGCCAACAAGACTGGCGGCACGGCCAAGGATGTGAAAATGGCTCGATGCCTGTACGCAGACTTCGACGGTGGAACGACCATCGAGCAAGCCAAGATGCGTATCGAAGAATCATTGATACCTGAGCCGACCGCGATTGTTGCCACTGGAGGCGGCGTGCATGCTTGGTGGCGGCTCTCTGAGCCGTGCCTCGACATGGATATTCACTGTGCGCATCAGAAGGCACTCGCGGCTCGGCTCGGCTCTGACAAGTGCATTCACGACGCTCCGCGCCTGATGCGCTTGCCGGGCTTTGTGAATACCAAGTACGACCACCGACCGCTGTGCTATGTGGCCGCAGTCGACACGGACAACACCTACTCGCTTGCGGACTTTCCTGACCCGACGGATGGAGAGTCGGAGCGAGTGGGAGTTGTCGTGCCGCCAGTGCCAAAGTCTCTCAGCAACTTGTCGCACCGATTCCTCAACGAAGGCTATGTCATGCCTGCGGGTCGCCGACAGACCATCTTCACGGTGGCGTGCGATCTTAAAGGTCGTCAATGGGATGAAGGCGATGCCATTAAAGTAATCGAAGAGCGGGCGCAGACGCTCGGGCTGTCGCCAATTGATCTGCTCGACATACCGAGGCAGATTGCGAATGCGTTTAAGTTTCCGCGTTTAGCGTGCGTCGGCGATGCGGAGAATGTCCTGCCAATGGTTGCAGATTCTGCGTTAGTAATTAAGCCAATATTACAATTATTAAAAGAACATAAAAATGGATTGCGCCGTCCAATTATTCACGGTCTACTTCGTTCGGGCGAGACGATGAACATCATCGCACCGCCAAAGACTGGCAAATCTTGGATGGTTTTAAACCTTGCAATTAATGCAAGTTTGGGACGGCCTTGGCTGAATTTTCAATGTGATCAAAGCAGAGTCCTGCTCATTGACAATGAGTTGCACGGAGAGACAACGGCAAGCCGATTGCCCGAAGTTTGCCGTGCGCTTGGTGTCGACCCTGGTGAACTCTCAGACCTCGACACTTTGAATCTTCGCGGCAACCTAATCGACTTCAACAAAATTGGGCCGTTGCTGTTTGACACCATCGAGAAAAACAAATACGGCATGGTCATTCTTGATGCCTTCTACAGATTTATCTGCGCTGGAATTAGTGAGAACGATAACGGAGCGATGGCAAATGTTTACAACATGGTTGACGGATGGTCGCAGAAACTTGATTGCTGTTTTGTTCTGATCCACCACGCCAGCAAAGGCAATCAAGGCGAGAAGGGCGTGACCGATGTCGGAGCGGGCGCTGGCAGTATTAGCCGGGCGGCTGACACGCATCTCATCGTGAGACAGCATGAAGAAGATAAGCACTTCGTTCTTGACGCGGCAGTGCGTTCATGGCAACCCATCATGCCAAAGGTATTGCGATGGGAGTGGCCGCTGTTTCACTACGACCCAATGAAAGAGGCGAAACTAAAGAAATGGAATACTGGCCCTAAATTGACGGCTGAAGACTTGGCTCACAATTACATGTTCCAAGGAATCTTTGAGTCTTTGACCAAGATTCACAATCGGGTCAGAAAGAAGATCCCAGTGTCCAAGACCACATTTGCCGAAATCAACGACGAGGCAGTCGAAGAAGGTCTAATCGTGAGCAACGGCAAGACAGGAAACCAACTCAAATATGGTTCTAAAGTCTCTCTTCTTCCTCCCCCAAATAAGAAGGAGGAAGAAGAAGATGTTCCTCTTCCTTCTTCTCCCTCCCTTCTAAAAGAAAGAAGGGAAGGAGAAGAAAGAAGTGAAGAGGAACTTCCGAAAGTCCTAGTTATATGACACACGCCGACTCCATCCTGAGGATCGCCACCCGAGTCGCCGCGCTCGGGTCGGAGCGAGATGCACAGCGGCTTCGGGAGGTGGTGGTTTGGATTGTCGAGTGGGAGGTGAAGGTGCGGGAGTTCGAGTCGGTGGAGGCGAGGTTGCGCCAGTGCGAGGCAGAGCGAGATCACATCCGTGAGATCGATTGCGGGTTAAGGCCGCGAACGAACACGAACCAAGAGCCAAAGGGTAAGTGGGTCAAATGACAACACGAGACGAGGAGCAACGCACGATTGCACAGACGCGGGACTTCTTGTTCTTCCTGTTGCACTGCAAGCCTGGCGAGATCAAGTTCATCCGCACGGAGTCGCATCGACTGCTGAAGCACTACCCGATCATGCCGCTATTGCGAGCGGGCGATTCGATGAGAAAATGCAACGGTGGAAAGCGATCCCGAGAATGACGATGTTGAATATGTGCTCATCGGCGGGCCGTGTTGCGGTGACACGATACAGCCAGACAAGAGCGACACGCATATTCGGCTCGGGGTTGTGCGCGGCGAGTGCCTCGACCGTGAGGTTCCGCTGCACCTCAAGGGCGAATACACGGAGGCTCTCTACACCCGCATGCCCGACAACAAGTGGGTCTACATCGGTCGCTATCGGTGGGACAAGGATCGTGCGTACTTTTCTGAAAGTTAATCGCAGGGCTATTGCGAGCGAAAATAAACAAGGGACGATATAAACATGGGAAGCCACTCGCGTACCAAAGGCAAAGTCGGCGAGCGCGAGTGCGCCGCTGAACTCGCAAAGCATTGGAACTGCACGGAGGCACGACGCTCAGTGCAATACTGCGGCGACGCTGGCGATGCTGATCTCAAGGGCACGGGCAATCTGCATGTCGAGTGCAAGCGATACTGCCGAGTCGCCGTGACCGATTGGGTCGAGCAGGCGGAGATGGATGCCGCGCCGGGACAAACGCCAGTCGTGGTCTTTCGGCAGGACGGTGAGAACGATTGGGTCGTGATGATGCGCGTGAGCGACGCTCCGCAATTCGCACGCGAGTTGTTGAACTTAATCGGGGAGAAGTAATGGCCAAGAGCGTGAAACCAAATTGGATTGTCACGCATCACGGTCGCAACATTCACATCGTAAAAGAAACCGCGTCGCAGTTAAAGAATTGGGAGCGATGGATTCTTGTGTTGAGCGATGTGCATTTCGACGGCGAGTGCGATCGACCAGTGCTCAAGCGATTGCTACAAGCCGCGGTTAAGCGTGACGCAATGATTATTTCAAATGGCGATTGGTATGACCTGTGCCAGGGGCGCAGCGATGCAAGACAAGACAAGGCACGACTGCGATCCAACCTTGCGGCGACCGCATACTTCGACGAGTGCATCGATGAGACGGCATCGTTCTTGTGCGATGAAGTGACAGGTGCTGCGGAGCGATGGGTGTTCTTTGGGGCTGGCAATCATGAGACATCATGGACTCGTCACCACGAGACCTGTCCAGTTTCTCACACGGTGCGTGCACTCAAAAGCAAATGCAAAACAACACAGGTCGGCGCGGGTGGATACGGTGGATGGATGAAAGTGCAACTCGAAGCGGGTGGCAATCACCTCACATTCACTATGAAATACTTTCACGGCGCAGGCGGTGGATTTAGCGCGGCAAAGAATATGTTCAGTTGGATTGAGTCATGCGATGCGATTGTCTGCGGGCATGATCACAACTCAAACATCATCGGTGTTCAGCGCGAGTATCTCTCAAGTCAGAACGGCGCGTACCGCGTGCACAATCGCTTCTGCTCATTCATTCGCGTGGGCACATTGGCAAAAGGATACAAGGACGGAGCGCAAGGATACGAGGCGCAACTTGGCAGTGGCCCGAAGCCGTGCCGCCAAAAGTGGATTCGATTGTTTGTCGATTATGAATTGCAAAAGGCAACCACATCGAATCGCAGCGTGATGCGACCCCGCATGAATTGGGAGGTGACTGATGCGCAGTGACGGATTCACCTGCAAGATCGGTGGAATAATGTGGCGCGTGAAGTTTGTGAAGAGCAGCGAGATCAGTCGCACTGCTTGGGGCACATGCGATCATCCACCGGGCAGACGGCCCACGATCTGCATCAGAGCATCGATGACACCAGCGCAACGCATCGACACCATCATCCACGAAACGCTGCACGCTGCGCTCCCGCTGCTCGACGAGGCGGCGGTGCGCTCGACCGCAACAGACATCGCTCGAGTGCTGTTGAAGTCGGGCTATCGGCATGCCGAATAGACCGCCGCGCTTGGGTCAGCGTGCGCCGCAGGCAAAGAAGCAGCGGCTACCTGATCATCGAGAGCAAAGTCAGAAGCGTGGCTACGACTGGACATGGCGTGCGCTGAGTAAGCAGGTGCGGATGGAGGAGCCGCTGTGTCGCCATTGCCTGCGTGAGGGCAGGGTTGAGGCAGCCACATGCGTTGACCACCAAGTGCCTATCTCGCAAGCGCCAGACCTGAGGCTCGTCAGATCGAATCTGCAAGCGTTGTGTGCATCATGCCACGCACGAAAGACGCAAGCCGAGGCGAAATAAAAAAGTGGCACTTATGAAAAGTTGGAAATCAAAAATGTGGCGATTGCGCATCAATATCGCCACTTATGGCGTTTTTACGCTGAAATCGCCACTATTTTGATGATGACAAATGGCGTTTTTGAGTCAGAATCGCCATAAAATGTGGCGTTTTTAGCGAAATAACGCAAAAAAAGTGGCGTTTTTACGCAAATAGGGGGGGTATGCCGAAATTGGGCTCTAATCGCCACCAC